GTGTCTGCTTGACCAACGGTCATTATAACAACAGAATCACCTTTAATTTTTTTTGTAGTGGGATATTGGGAGTAGCTTGAAACTGACAGCAGTATCATTGCTAACACTATCCAAAGTTGCTTTAACTTCATTTAGTTCGGTTTTTAGTATGGTCATTTCTTCCTTAATCTCTGCAAACTTGCTAACGGTAGACGTTACTATTGCATCTTTGGCCTTATCTGCTTTAACTTGGACAGCTTTATTCTTAGTCAATGTGCTGTTAAAGTCATTCATAAACAGTTCAAACTCCTTATCTTCAGTAACCTTAGTATCTTCTTTCTTAGCTGTAACATTAATGCTCGTAGCTGTTATTGTAAGAAACCCAAGAATTAAAAGAATTGATTTCATGGGGTATTATTTAACAGATGATTTAATAGCACCCATTGCATCAAGAGTCTCTAACTTAGTAGTCGTTGAACTTAGGGCGGTTTTACACTCAATTAACGCTTGTGTTTTTAAGCTATCCTTATACTCAAGATTGGTAATCCTTGCATCTTGAGAGTTAATTTGGTTGTTGAAATTGCCTCTAATGTCCACATAAAGGACAGTAATACCGATAATAACTAAGAACATTGTGCCCTTAATCGGGTCTTTACTAAATTGGGAGAAACTAATCGGAAGAGGATTAGCACTTACGTTTACGTCTTTCTTTGGAGCCATGTTACTTTTTACCTATTTTAAAATACAAGCTACCAGAGTAACTCATATTGTTATTTTTATTAATATTAAGATTAAGACCTATTAGAGCCTTATTTTTGGCATTTAACATCAATCCAGGACTTACTACTTGTAAGCCGTTAAATTGGCTAAAATCGCCTCTTATGCCGTAATAAAGCCTATACTTGGCTTTCTCTGCATAAAACTCCTTAACATAGATGGTTTTTTCGGTAATCTTGGACTCAAAAGACCTTGACTTGATACGATTTTGGCTGATGGTATCATTAATCACAAAGATATTAGAATCTTTCTTAATAGTATCTGAGTACACCTTAACTGTCAAGTAATCCTTGACAACTGTAATGGTATCGTGTATTGTAGTAGTATCTGTAGCTATAATGACATAAGCGATAGAATCCCCTTTTATGTACGTTTTTCTGTACGTTTTTTGGTACACAGTATCATGTATTTCCTTAATCTTATTATAATTACTCATATCACTAAAGTCAACCTTTTTTTCAGTCTTATGACATGATTCATAGGCAAATACGCCTAAGAAAAAGAAGCTAACAATAAGTATGTAGTCTCTAAGATGTTTCATATTATGCTAAAGTGTAATCTCCAGTTCCTTGTAAACCAACAGAATATGTTGCAACACCCTCTACTGGCCCATCAACTGAAACTGATTCAATATTACAAGTACCAGTAAATACTTTTGCATCAACTGTAAAAGTTACACTAATAACAGTAGCATTCCTTTGGTCTGTAAGCATATCAAAATAGTCATAATCATCTAAGGTAATTAGACCATCACAACTAATAGTATATCCATTAAACCCATACATATACTCTTTTTTCCTATTAGATGATTTGTTTGTAACATCAACTTGGTCTGATGATACCTCTAATGAACAAGAAGTAGAAGCAGCAAATACAACACCGCTTTTTCTTAAAATTACATTTGTTCCGTTAATTGCCATTTTATTATATTTTTATTATTTATGATATAGTATATGCTCCAGTTCCTTGCAATGATATTGAATAAGTAGAAACACTTTCAACTGGCCCAGTAATACTAACTGATTGTATATTAGCTGTTCCTTGAATAGTATATGTAGTGCTTGTTCCTACTGCAAATCTTACAACTATTGGTGCTCTTGATAACTGTTGGTCTAACATATCTTTATAATCCCAATCAGTTAATGTTATTAAACCATCACAAGTAAGTGTCCACGAAGCTGTATCTGGCTTAAATTCTTTAAACCAAGCAGAAGTTGCAGAAGTAACATTAAGTTGGTCTACACTTACCTCAAAAGAACAGTTTGTAGAAGCCGCAAATGGAATGTTTGTTGTTCCATTGAAGTAATATAAAATTACGTTTGTACCTAAGATTGCCATTATTTATAAGTTATTTATATTAAATATTTATATCAAAATTCAAATTCCAAAACGGCCCAAGTTGTCCTGCATCTGTTACATAACTTGGGAATAAAATTAAAAGATTTTCATCGTAAAATATTTCAATTAATTGCACCGAATTTGTTTCATCTGCATAAGGAGATAAAGTAAGTCTATTAGCAGTAAATTTCTTACCGTTATAACTCAAATCTCCAGTAGTAGAATCAGTAACAGTATAGACTTTATCTAAATAAACATAACCATTTGTGCCTTTAATAGCTCCTAAATCAGCTTCAAGAGTTGCAATATTTCTTTGATATATTTTTATATATTGATATGCCAAGAAACTCACTGGCAAAAGACCGCCTACAACAATACCAGTATTAAGAAAATTCCAACTTTGTAAGAATATACCAGCACTATCAAACAATGAACCATAAGTTAAAACTTGTTGTCCAGCACTATTAGGATATATTTGACCATAAGGCTGTTCATAAACCTCTGCTGTAGTTTTATCAGTAGAGGTATTATTTTGTATTACAGCATACTTAACTTCTGTTGCTCCTTGTCTTAATTGAAAGTTTCTTAATAATGTAGAAGATGCATCACATCTTATTTTTATATTTATATAACCCATTAAAAAAGTAGTGCTAAATACTGATACTAAAAAAGGAGGTATAGTTAAACTAAAAGTCGACCAATCAGTTTTGCCATCCCATGCTGGAAAAGTTATATAAGTAGCTGATGATGTTACCCAAGCTCCGCTACCATTTAGATATTTATTTCCAGAACCAGTATCTAATAAAGCAATCTGTATTTTAATTGCATTGCTATTTTTATGCTGACAGCTAAAATTTATTGGCGTTCCCCCCATATATGGAGTATAGACGTATGGTTGTATTATTTGTAATATTTCTAAGTCCGCTATACCAGAACCAGCAGATAAACTAAAATCATTAAACTGTTCACTAGCGTTTTCTATAACACTTGCTGCTGCAGAACCAGTTAATGTAGTTCTCCAACCTACTGCCCCTAAAGTAGGAGAAGTTCCAGTTGTTGATTTTAAATTAGCATTATGTATAAGGTTTATTGGACTTTTATATTCACTTCTTACCTCTATATTAAAAAATCCCTTTCTTAATATTTTAGTTTGTGAGTTATTAATAAAGTGAACATTATTACTTGCGTAAGGTGCAATATTAATAGTATTATTAAGTACACCTGATGATGCTACTGTTATTGTTGATGCTCCTATAGCGTATCTTGTAAAATATCTTGTAGGTGCAGCAGTTTCCATAGTTGCAGATATATACCAATCTCCATTGGCTTGATACATTCTACAGTTAAAGGTTTTTAGTATATTTTCTAGTATTACATAGTAACTTTCATCTTGAAAATCACGTCTATACTGATATATTTGACTAAAAGGTTCGTTTGATATACTATCATCTCTATCTACCATGCCATTAGCAAAAAATGAACAAGCTATATTTAAGTATAAATCTGATGGGTAACCAAGAAGTCTTAATGCTGATGCAAATACTTCAATATGACTTACCAAAGTATTAATGCTATTATCTATTACATATTCCTCACTGGATAAAAAAGAAATTCCATCTATTGCAATTAATGAAGATATAGAAATACCAGTAGAAAACCCTACTTGTGAATAATCATTAAACAAGTACCCTCTCCATATTACAGTTGCACCTTCTTTTAATAAGACATAGTATAATCTATCATTAGATGAAATTACATTTGGGTATTGGTTATAATCATCTGCAGTTTCAAGTATAAAAGAAAATGATAACTGTGATGATATAATTGCTGGATATGGATATTCTTCTGCTGAATTAGGCTGTAAACTTATAGATGTTGGTTTATATGTCTTTACACTTCCAGTATAATCTTCTTGGTATATCTCAATAACTTGATTATTACCATTTTTAAGTATCTGAGTTAATGTATATCTTAATCCGTATGCCATTATGCTAAACTTATATTTTGTCCTTTAAGATTTGATGCCTTTTGTGCTCTATTTACCGACAAAAGTAAGTCTTGTCCTCTTAATACAAATGTACCACTACCTCCGCCACCAATCATATCTTTTAATTTATCTAAAGGTGCAATTACCTCTGGATTGTTTTGAGCACCAGGGTATTCACCTACCAATCCCATTGTTGGGCCAGATACAATACCACCATTAGCAAATGCAGTACCCTTATTATTATTAATTTTTGATTTTAAAGCGGTACCAGCAGCAACTGCTGCAATACCAGCAGCAAGAGCTAACGGCCAAGTTTTAGGGTCTTTAAACAATTCTACAACTGCACCATTAGTTATTGCATAAGCAATAAGTGCTTTACCAATAGAAGATAAAGCATCTGCTAAAATAGTACCCATTTGAGTAATGTCAAACTTGCCACCAGCCAACATATTCCCTATTTGCTCACCAAAATTTGTCAATAAGCTGATATCTAAATTATTTAAAATGCCATTAATGCTATTAACAGTTTCTTGCCATGTAACAGTATAATTTTTTACTTTATCTTTTGAACCTTCAATAGCACCATCAACTCTTCTTATAGCATCATCTAATTTGTCATATTGTTCTGCTGTATATCCACCAACAGAAGCCAATTCATATAAACTATTTTTATACTCTTCTAATATTTTTATTCTATCTGTAGCATTAGCATTACCAGATAAATTTGCAATTTTCATTGCAACATCTGATTGTATCTTTAACGCATCTAATGAATTTTGTAATTCTCTATCAGATATTACCTTAGATTCTGCTTCTTGTTCTTTTTGTAAACCACTCCTAATTCCATAAATTTGTTTATAAACTTCAGCAGACCTTTTAGCATATTCAATATCAGATATTATTTTTAAGCCATACATTGCATCGTATGCTAATTGTTCTTCATTTAATATCTGTAATTGTTTTTGCTTATCATCTATAGCAAAAGCCATTTTAGCATCAAAAAATGTTTTTGTATATCCTAATAAATCATATGTTTTCTGCTTTTCTTCTTTAACATCTTTTGGTTTGTCAGTTTTTAAAAGTGATTTATCTAAATTTAAACCATCAGCCTTTAATCCATTTAATAAATATTGAAAATTAATTTGTTTTAATGTTGAATTATTTAGTTTAATTCCAAGGTCACTTATTTCTTCATCATTTTTTCTTACAACTTTTTTAATCTCAGCTAATCTTCCTTCTGCCCAAACTATTTTTTCATAATTATTTGCAATATATTCGGCTGTCTTTCTATCTTCTCCAGGCTCTGTTATATTTAATAACTTAATTCTTTCAGCAATTAACTTATTATTTTCATCTTGCAAAAGATTCTTTCGTTCACTATCATTTAAATCTTGAGCAGCCATTTCTCCTATCTTACCTTCAATAGCACTTGCTTTTGCTCTTGCTAATAAAGAAACTGTTACTCCATCAATAGCGGTTTTTACATCACCATTTAGTATTTTTTCTTTACTTAGATTACCAAAATAAGAAGGATATTCATCTTGCAATTTTTTAACTGCAAGAAGTCTTTTATCCATAGATACAGTATGATTCCCTGCTACTTCTATTAAAGATTTTACTGAAGCTATTTCACCATAAGCACTTGATGTAGCTTTATTTATTGAATCTGCAACCTCTTCCTCGCTTTCTTTAAGTTTTTTATTTTGTGCGATTGTTTTTCTTTGAGCTTCATCCCAAAACGTAAAACCAGCTATAATAGCAGAAAATGCTAAATAAGCAGCACCACCTACTCCAGCTATACCACCAAGCAATGCTGGAAGGTTATTTTGAATACCTCTAAATCCAAATGGTAAATCTTGAATAACTAAAGCAAGGTTTGTGTATTGTTGATTTGATTTTTTTAAGTTATTTGCACTTGCATTTATAGCATTGCCAGCACCATTAGCAGCATTTTGTGTAGCAGTTAAGGTGGTTTTTAATTGGTCTAAATTAGTTTGTAATAGCTTAATTGCACCGCTTGTAGGACTCATACCATTAGCTACAAGTTTTATCATGTAGGTTTCAAGTGCAGCTATTTCCTTTTCAACATTCTTGATACTCTGACCAAATAATTGATTAGAGGCACTTATTTTATTAATCGTAGCTGTGTACTGGTCGGTGGCCTTAATTATAATATCAACACCTTCATTATTCGCCATTATTATACTGGTTTAATATTTTCGTATTTTTTTAGTACCTCTTGTAACTCATCGTTACTCATTATCCTAACATTCTTCTTTTTATTCCTATTATCACAATCTAACTCTAAAAGTTCAGTAGGCTTAACCTTCTTGCCTTTAGGTAGTTGCATATTAATAAGGATAGTAGTTTGCCATCTTGACCTCACCCATTCTTGCTCCTCTTTGTGCCTATAACCATACCAAATAAAGTCTAACTCAGCCATGGTCATCTCCCAAAACAAATGGGGAAGTATTTGACACTCCCCCATTGTATATCTTTCTATGTCAATCCATTCTAATTTTTTTTTTCTTCACCAGCCTCTGTTGACGTAGAACTTGGTTGCTCTAATCCACTACTCATGCTTTCTGATAGTGCAGCCATGATTTCTTGGAATCTTGTTCCACCGATACCACCCATGTCATCTATCCAATCGCATACATCAATCTCCTTAAAATCTGGCGTTCTACCTTCCTTGTAGAAAGGGTATTCAGCAGCAGACCTTACTAAATTAATAATAGCATCTAAAGCATTCTCACCACTTAAAGCTGTTCCTATCTCTGTTGGGCCTATACCTTGCAACTGACAGAATCTTTTTAGAGACCATGTGCAGAAACGCAGCGGTATTACCTTACCATCAGAAAGTGATAGGTTAAATTGTCCTCTCATATATTTGGTTTTTAGTTTATGCGTTGGTAGTCATCACTAATGCTCCAGTTCCAGTGAATGATGCAGAGAAAGTAGCTGGAGATTCCATGTCACCAGTAAAGTCTAAAGACTCAACCGCTGCAGTTCCAGTCCAAATCTTGTCACCACTTACGAAAGTAGAGAAAGTCAAAGTTACATCAGTTCTTGAACTTACAGAAGAAAATAAATCTTCTACGTTAATACCAGCAGCAGCAGATTCAATAACCGCTAAGCCATCTGTTGTTACTGACCAAGAACGCTGTCCTTGAATTTGAGCTGCCCATCCACCGCTATCTTTTGTAGAAGCGTCTGGTAAGTCTGTTGATACTGATAAAGAGCAAGATGTAGAATGAGCTACAGCTACTCCACCTATCTTTACTACTAATAGGGTTCCGTTAAATACACCACTTGTTGCCATTTTATTTGTTTTTTTATGTTATTTATGTTATCTGAGTTACAAAGTGGTCTACCACTATAACTCTTCTAAAAATATATGTTTCTTCTACATAGTCAAAAGTAGCCTGGTTTGAGACCATATTCCTCGTAACTATCTTAAAGTTTGGAGAAGCATCTGGATAATCTGCAGGAGCTACTCCTATAATTTCCAATAAGTCATTAGCCCATGTGTCTACCGACTTTTGACCTACTTCACCAGACTTAAATGTCCTATACACTATGTCAAACTGTATGCTTACATCAAAGTTATAGCTTGTTTTGTCACTATTCTCTACTGATGTCTGAGAACTTATTAACAAGAATGGAGGCTCTGAACCATCTGGAGCTATGGTATCATATACCGATAACTCGTAGTTGTTAGCATTTATCTTGTCGAAATAAGCCTTTCGTATAGCATATCCGCAGTCTTTCATTATCCTTCTACCTCTACTTCTTTAACTTCCGTTTTATGGCCATTCTGAGCCTCATTTAGCTCACCAAAGAACTTAATAAGGGGTAAGCCATACTTTGTCGGTAACTCTTGAAAAAAGCCATCTAATTGCTTAATTTGCTCTGCGTTTAATGTAATAGTCATATTTGGTTATTTTTTACAAATTTAGGTAAAATTATTTAGCTTCCAAAGCATCAATTTTTGCAGTCAATTCTTGAATAGCTTTTACAAGGATTGGTACTATTTTAGAATAGTCAACTCCTTGTGCTTTTATTTCACCATCTTCATCTATTGCATCTTTTTCTCCATTAACATAATTTGGTAATACTTCTTGCAATTCGTGAGCCATCATACCATAATCTCTTACGTCTGTATTTTTCCATTTAAAATCGTAAGTTTTTAAATTACCTATAATGTTTAAAGCATTATATTCTTTTAAATCTTCTTTTAATCTATAGTCAGATGTAGCATTATATTGTACGATTGTACCATTATAAGAAATAGTACCAACATTACCACCATTATATCTAAATTGAACTATATCTCCAGTAGAACTAAATCTATTAAAAAATGCACAAGTGCTATTACCTCTTGAAGCGGCAATAAATCCATTTGGCCCATATAATCCTACACCAGTTATACTACCATTAAAAAATGCATCATTTTGAGTCCCAGCTAAAATAGTTCCATCAGCTTGGATTCTCATTTTTTCACTTCCACCCGTACCAAAAGCCATTGGCACATAAGAACCACCACCAATATAAGATGTATCAATATATGAAACAGAAGTTCCAGCAGATAAAAATATTGTGTTTTGACCATTTGAATCTACTGATGCGTTATTACCACTTACAAGTAATCTATAAGATGAATTTCCTGTATTACCGATTCCAACGTTACATCCTTGAAAGAAACTTGCAGAACCATTATATCCTAAAGTAAGTACATCCCTTACGGCATCACTTATAGCAAAATTGTTATTGCTTGTTTTATTATATACTTGCCATTGAACTGTTGTATTACTTAAATATAATGATGGGTTTGAAGCATTAGCAATTTGCACATATTGTCCATTAACTGCTAATAATCCTGAGAAAGTAGCAGCACCGGTACCTGTTAAAGTTAATGCATCTACCCAAGTAGTAGCACCACTTGCAACTGAAAACTTCATTTTTTGAGCAGAAGCAGTAGCACTTAATGAATTAGATATTTTATTTCTATATGTTGTTCCTTCATTATTCCCACCAAAAAATATTGAATCAGCAAAAGTGCCGTCATAACCAGCACCAGTAATAGTTAACTGATTATTATATACAACTAAATTTGAAGCCCAAGTATTAGGACTGCTTGTTCCAATTCCTACTCTATTATTTGTAGAATCAACAAATAAAGTATCTGTATCAATAGTTAAATTACCACTAAACGTAGCACTTGTACCACTTAAAGCACCAGTAAGTGTACCACCAGCTAAAGGCAAATAAGTAGAAGCAGCAGTTGCTGTACTTAATTTAGTATTTAATTGAGTCTGTATTGCACTTGTTACACCAGCAACATACCCTATCTCAGTAGCAGTTGTAGATGCACTTGCTGCAATCTTACCAGTACCGTCAGATACTAATGCTCTTGAAGCAGTTAAGTCTGCAGTTACTACAGAAGATGCACCACCAGTAATAGCACTTTGTGCTCTTGCTGAAGTAAAGTATTGATTAGTGCCTTCCGCAACATTAGTAGTTGTTAAAACTACAGTTCCAGCAAATCCGTTAACTGTTGTAACCGGGAATGTAATGTTTGTATTTGAAGCACTCGTGATTCTACCTTTGCTATCTATAGCGATTGTGGGCACAGCAGTAGAAGTTCCGTAAGTTGATGCAGTAACTCCAGTATTAGCTAAAGTTAAAGCAGATGATACGTTTGCACTACCATCAAAACTTACTGACCATACAGCATCTCCACTTGCAGCTATTGTTCTTGCAGTAGAAAGTGCGTTTGCAGCATTTGCAGTACCAGCTAAGTTACCTTCAAAGTTGGCAACTAAAGTACCAACAGTATATCCAGTCCCAGTAGTGTTAACTACGTTCGTAGGTTCATCTACTAAGCCAGTAAAAAATTTAAACTTACCAGCATCAGAAGCATCTCTAAATAAACCAGTAAACTCTACTCTTAATTGAGGAGTATCGTAATATCTTCCATAATATCCTATGTCTACAGCATCTGTAGTATTGTTATCGTTTGCAACCTCAAACAATGGGTCTTTAGCAGATATTGATTGAGTGTTTACATAAGTTGCAGTACCATTGATAGTTAAGTTACCACTTACAACTAAGTTGTTTGGCATTGTAACGTCATTGGTAAATGCAATAGTTGTAGTATTACCAGCAGTTGTTGCTAATATTTGATTAGCAGTTCCGTTGATTGTTGTAATACCTAAGTCAGTCCAAGTAGCTGAAACTACGTTTGCATCTTGCTGAGTTAAAGATAAAGTCTTTGTAGTAGTACCAGTTACTGCAGCAGATACGATAGAACGATTGTAAGCTGTATCGTATTGGCCTAATTTAACCGTTGTAGGTATAGCATAACCAGCAGTTAAGCTAAGTACACCACTTCCAGAAGAATAGTCTAAACCAACAGCAGATTCGCTGATAGCTGCTCTTGAACGAGCATCTGTATAATATAAGTTAGTGCCTTCTGCTAAATCTGTTGTAGACTTTGCAGTAAAGGCAGTATTAAATCTTGTTTGAGTATAGTAAAGGTTTGAACCCTCTGCTAAGTTTGTAGTAGTCTTTGTACTAAATCTTGTGTCAAATCTTGCGTCTGTCCAGTATAAGTTGGTACCTTCAGCTATATTAGTTGTTGTAAGCGTTATAGAGGCTCCTAAAGCCAAAGAAAGGCCATTTACAGTAACTGAGCTATTAGTCAAACTTGCGTTAGGAATAGAGCCTAAATTAAAGACTCCAGTAGTGCTATTGTAAGCAATACCAGTTCCAGCAGTAACAGCTAAAGCAGCTCTACTTCTTGTGTCAGTATAGTACAAGTTTGTACCTTCTGGCAAGTTAGTAGTTGTTTTAGTTGCAAAGTTAGTTGCAAAGTTTGCGTTACCTCTTGCTTCTGTAAAATAAAGATTTGCTCCTTCTGCCAAGTTCGTTGTGGTCTTAGCAGCGAAAGCTGAATCAAATCTACCTTGAGTATAGTATAAATTAGTTCCTTCTGAGATGTTGGTTGTAGTACCAGCTACATTCTCCCATACAGCTAAAGAAGAGTTATATTTTAATATGTTGTTATTAGCTACACTTGTAATTCTTACATCGTGTAATTCTGAAATCTCATAACCGTTATCCACCTTTACGAAAATCTTACCTTGATTCTTATGAGCATAAACCACAAAACCCATAATAACTGTTTGATTAGGAGCAAGTGGCTTAACCTTAGTAATTCTACCAGGAACGGTAGGAGATAAGTAAAGTGTATCACCATCAACCCAAACCTCAGTTTGTAAATCTCCAGTAGTATCTATTTGTCTAACCAATCCAGAAGTCGTTACAAAACCTTCTTGGTTATTAGATATATTCTCAGTAACTAAACCTAAAGTATCTTTAGAGTTAGCCTCGTTGTTAGCTTGTGCTAATCCAACAGCTAATCTTTGTCCTTGAGCAGAAGTAATTTTAACCGCTTGATAACCAGCTTCAGTAAAATTAGTGCCAGAGTTGTTTAATACCCTTGCAACCTGCTCTTGACCCACTTGTAAAACTACATTACCGCCCATCAATCCAATATCCATTGTTCCGTCTGCAGTATTCCACTTTAACTTACCAACAGCACTTGCTTCATTAGCATTTACATTAAGTTGTAAGAAATCACCTTGAACACCACCATCTGCAGTTGCAATAGTGATAGTCGGAGTTAAAGTTCTTGCACCGTCATTATAAGCCCAAGTAATACCAGTACCATTCTGAATCAAACTTGCTACTGTATCATCAATTAAATCTTGTATTTGAATACCACCACCAGTAATAATTAAATCACCAGTTATAGTTAAGGTACCATTAATAGTTGCTGCAGCAGTAGAAAGTGATAAAGCAGTATTTACTCCAGCACCATCTTGAACTGGCTGCATAGTACCACTTACTCCAACATTATTAGCACCAATCTGTAATACTTGTCTATATGTATTTTTTACCGCTTTACCTTGAAGAGTAGCCATTATATTTTAATTTTTTTTATTTTACTAACCATTTTATATAGTTCTTCTGAAGCCGAGTTAAACAAGAATGGTCTATGGGGCAAATTTACTAAATTTCCATTACTCCGTTGAAATGTCTTTGCATAGCCCTCAAGTTTGTTCATACTTAGGTTTCTATACACTGGAATCTGAAATCCATTACCAGTACCAAATTCAACAAAAGGTGAATAGTTAGACCTTCTACCCATAGTTCCACCAGAACCAACTCTTGCTCCACCATTTAAGGTATAAGGAGTGCTATATATAGAAGCCTTTAATTTACCAGTTTTACCTTGCGGTGCTCTTGTTCTTGCGTTTCTTTCAATAGTCAATACAGATTCATTAATTATTTTCTGTATTTGTTGAGTAATCGCATGAGGTGCCTCCTTTAACCTTTTTGATAGGTTAGTAACACTTGCTGTTTTATTTATAGTAAATGACATTATACTGTCTCCCAAGTTTTACTAATGTTCTCCCAGAATGCCGTAATACTATCCCAAGTATCAACTCTCTTTAATGTAGCACAAGTGATTCTTAAATAGTTATGAACATCTAATTCATCTATTACGCTGCTAATCAAGTAGATATTACCTTCAAAAAGTATAGTAAGGTCATTAGAAATAGAGATACTTTGAGCATCCCTTATCCTAAAAACTATGCTATCTGATAAAGAATCTTTACCAGCTATGTTTGTTTTATTCTGATTCTCTCTAAATATCTCAGCCCAACAAGTATAGTAGTCAACATCTGTTAAGATTTGACCACCAGCACCATCTGACTGTTCAGTCTTAGATTGGAAAGTAATCCTATTTTTTAAGTTACTTATCATTATAATATTATGCTTACTCGTTTAAAAGGCTTCATTAATTCGTATGCAGATGCTATGTTAGCATTTGGCTTACTATCTTCTACTGAAGATTCTCTGTAATCGTATAAGTCAGCGAGTATCTTATACAAGGCTGTTTTCATTACTGCATGAGTAGTTGCATAACCACAAGTGTAAGTAAACCTAAACTCCATGCGAGTAAAAGAACTCATATATAGTTTCTTGTAAGTAGTACCTAAAACATTATACTGAGGTATGGTAATTTCTTCCCATGCGTTATTATCCCAATATTCTACCTTAGTAATATTGTTAAGTGGTGCGTATGGTAGTTCTATAAACTCATCCACATAAGCTACAACTTGTAAAGTACGAGCTGTCATAGCCACACCAGCATATTTCTCTAATCTAACCCTTGCTGCAACTATTAAAGAGCTAATTAAGTCGTTATCATCATCAAAGTCAACCTTAGATAGTTCTTAGCTTCAGACAATGTTATTGGTTCCGAAGCTGGTTCTATTGTGGTTGTGACATCCCTTATAATCTGCATATACCAATATTTTTACAAAAATAACTAAAATATAGTAGACATAAAAAAGGAGGCAGTTTGTGGCTGCCCCCTTTATATTTGAGTTAATCTAAGATTAAGCTACATTACCGAAATCACCATAAACAAACGCACCAGCGTAGTAGATAGGGAATGCGATTCTTGCCTCAACACGAACTGTAATCATGTTCTCAACAGCGTTGTTACCATCTTGGTCAAAGAATTGAACAGAGATACCATTACGTTGCATGATTTGAGCACCCATAGACCAGTCTCCTACTAAGAACTTGTCAACAGTCATTGCTGTAGACTTGAAAATAGGAATACCAGCGATAGATAATTGACCATCAGTTGTAACTACTGTAGAACCTGGTAAAGAGTACGCAGAGTTAGTGTTCTTAGTATTTACGATAGCAGCCCAATCTAAAGGATTGATTAAGATACCAGTTGCAGAGTAGTTGCTGTTTTCAACTTGTGCAATAGCTTGTACTAATTGCTCAACGTCTACAGTTGCAGCACCAGTTGCAGCAGAAGCTACACCAGTGATACCTTGCAAGTTAACACCAGAACCAGAACCGAATAATAATTGGCTATCTTCAGCTACTAAGTATTTCTCTAACAAACGAGATTGTAAGAAAGAAGTCATTGCAGGAACGTCATCTAACATTTGGCGAGAGATTTTAACGTAACCAGCTATAACTTGAGCAGGAGCATTAACCATGCTGATATCGAAATCAACTTGAGCTTTTGCACTACCTTGAGTTTGGTTAGCAGGAGCACCTTCACCACCAGTTTCTTGAGGGAAAGTAAATAATCCT